GGGTTGATAAATTCATTCGCGTATATTATCGTTCGAGCATGGAGAACCTTGGACTAGAGCTACTTCCTGACGATGTATTGAAGGAAATTTACCTGCTAGAAGAGCAGGCGAAGCGACTTGACCTGCGTGACAAAGCGCAAGAAGACTTTATGTCTTATGTTCACCACGTCTATGACAACTTCATAGAGGGGACCCATCATAGAATCATAGCTGAAAAGCTAGAGCGGATTGCAAAGGGTGACTTGAAAAGACTGATTGTCAATATGCCGCCCCGACATTCTAAGTCAGAATTTGCATCCTATCTCATGCCCTCCTGGTTCTTGGGCCGAAATCCAAAGCTAAAGATTATTCAGGCTACCATGAATACCGAACTTGCTGTAAGATTCGGGAGAAAGGTCCGAGACCTGATCGCCGACCCGGTATATCGGGAGGTCTTTCCCAACACGGACCTTAAACAGGATAGCCAAGCTGCTGGTCGGTGGGAGACTAGCGTCGGCGGGGAATATTTCGCAGCAGGGGTGGGAGCGGCGATGACTGGTCGTGGCGCAGATTTGCTTATCATCGATGACCCGCACTCGGAACAAGATGCGCTATCCGCATCTGCTTATGACAATGCGTATGAATGGTACACTTCGGGTCCTAGACAGAGACTCCAGCCGGGTGGCAGCATAATTATTGTTCAGACCCGGTGGTCAAAGAAGGATATCACGGGCAGATTACTGACCGCACAGGCCAAAGATATTATGGCTGACCAGTGGGATGTTGTAGAATTTCCTGCGATTATGCCGTCGGGGGAACCATTATGGCCTGAGTTTTGGCAAAAGGACGAGCTTCTCAAGGTCAAAGCTTCGTTGTCCGTGGGCAAATGGAATGCGCAGTGGCAACAAAATCCTACGTCCGAAGAAACCGCGATGGTCAAGCGGGACTGGTGGCAGGAGTGGGAAGAAGAAGATATTCCTGATTTAGACTACATAATACAGTCGTATGATACCGCGTATTCAAAGAAAGAAACCGCTGACTATTCTGCAATTACAACGTGGGGTGTGTTTCGTCCGTACAAAAATTCTGAGGAGCATCTAATATTGTTAGATGCAAAGAAAGGTCGGTGGAACTTTCCAGAACTTAAAACCATAGCGCGAGAAGAGTTTGAGTATTGGGACCCAGAGTTGATGTTGATTGAGGCAAAAGCGTCTGGTCAACCATTGGCTGATGAAATGCGGTTACTGAACCTCCCGGTTGCAACCTTTGCCCCCGGTCGTCGGAAGGGTGGGGGAGGTCTGGACAAGACAGCGCGTATGCATCTTGTTTCGCCTATTTTTGAATCTGGCAAAGTGTGGTATCCTGTTGGAGAAAAATTTGCTGACGAAGTCATCGAAGAGGTTGCATCATTTCCTAATGGCGACCATGATGACTTTTGTGATAGTATGACTATGGCCCTGATGCGTTTTCGCCAGGGCGGTTTTATTAGATTGGATGGCGAAGAGTTTGAAGACGACGCACCGCCACGCAAAAGAGAGTATTATTAATGGTTGCCTTGCCCAAGCCCAGACCAGCATCAGCATCAGATATAGACCTTTTTGAAAAAGACCTACGGTCCGAGATGCGACGACTTGTGTCCGAAAACATGAGTCTAGGGGACCCAGAGTCTTTTGATTTTGCTATGCCCAAGGGGTACACAAAGGAAAGCACAGGCAGTGCTTTAATTGGTGATACAAACATCCCTGACCCCATGAATAATATTCCTTTAATGATATCTGACGACCCAGATATCATTAGAGCGGACCGCAGGCGACAGGCTAAAGAATTTGGAGAGGGACTGGCTTTAGGAATAACTACAGACCTTTTAGGTTTACCTGCTGACATATTAGCTTTAGTTTTTCGTGATGCGCCGCAACTTGCAGCAGCCTTAACTAAGTCCGTAACCACTGGAACTCCGGTGGCTGAAGAAGTTGCTGCGATGAATGCAAATCCAAGTTTATTGGACCAAGCTCTTACGGTTGTTCAAAAATATGCTGGAGGTGATGCATTAGCTGGTTATCTTGGATATTCACCTGAAGACTTACAGAAGTCCGGTGTACTAGCTGGTCGTATTGGTGCAGCAGCTTTTGACCCGTTTGTGTTATTGGGTGTTGGCTCAAGGGCGAAACAAGTTTTACAAGGAGAGGTTTTACCCCCGGAACAAGGACCTTCTTCACAGGGTATTGCATCTTTATCTGACCTTCCAAGAAGTGAGGTCACTGGTCTTCCGGTCTTACGAACCGAGGTTACAGAGCGCATGGCAACGCCTGAAGAGACAGCGGCGTTTATTCGTGGTGAAGACCCGGCGGAATTTGCACCCACGGATGAGGGGATAGCCACGCTACCCGCAGCCGAAGACGTAATAGACGTAGAGCCAGTTGCGCAAGCTGCATTGACACCTATTCGCACAGAAGGTCAGCAGCAACTTCGACAGCAAGCATTTCCGATTACAGAAGACGAAGCTATCTTTACTCCGACAAATGCCAATCTGTCACCTTCGGGCAGAACAGGTATTGCTACTATTGATGACGCTGACCCAGAGATACTTCAAATTACTGGTCCCCCGGCTGATTATTCTCCAACATATCAAACAATAGATCGCTTAGAAGAAAGGGCATACACAAAAGAAGAATTAATTGAAATTCTAAAAGCCCAGCCCGAATCGGCTATGCGTGATCTCAAAGGTTCTGGTTATTTAGAATATCTTGAGTCTCCGTATGCCCCAGAAGTGTTTGATGGCCCTGCTGACATTCGTTTGGATTATGCAGAAAAAACACCTCAACTAAAAGTTAGAACAGTAACAAACAGTGAGGTTGAAGACTATGTAAACATGGCGGATCCTTCAAACGCTGTTAAACCTCCTTTTACGGATACTGGAGGTTCGATCCCGAATGTAGACAAACAGGTGCTATTGATGGATTCTCAAGCCAGAGATCGTGGTGTTATAATTTTAAGTAACTCAAACACTAAAGAATTTGGCGGCAGGGACCTTCGTGCTGTTCATGATTATTTTGGAAAAGGGAGAGGTGGCGTTCCTGGTTACGTTGCTCACGCAAGATTTGAATACCCTGTAAGAGATGATGGCAAAGTTGTTGCTTCCATAAATGAAATACAAGGTAACACTGTTTCTACAACTAGCAGAAAAGACAGTGGATACGAAAAGATGACTCCGCTTATGGCGGCTAGACATGCTGAAGCCATAAAAAATGACGACATAGCCAGTCTTGCGGAGGCAGAGGTAAGCGTTGCACAGTATAAAGATTACTTGAAAAAATATCATGATTTGACAGAAGATTCTTTTCTGAGAAACGATCTTCTGGACGAAAAACCCACACAAGGATCATATAAAATACTTCTTGAAAATGTGGCTAGGGGCATGGAAGATGGAAAGGGTGTATTTTCTGATTTAAATAGAGACACTCTTTCCAATGCAGCTGGTATACAGGAAAAAGACTTTATCGACGTTGTCGCACGAACAGCTACGGCTGAAGACAAAGCATATATTGATGATTTGTTTGAACGTGCTGGAATCGAAGAAGCATTCGACGGGGTTCGTAATCCAGATAGAATCGCAACTTTTGATGACTTTTTCCAGACAAAAGAAGTTTATGATAACGACCCACTTATAAAGTTTAGGGTTACAAGCGCAGCACAAAGGCTCGACCGAAACGACCTTATTCCCGATGAACTAAAAAAGGAGCTTTGGTTTTTATTTGAAAATTTTTACTCCGGGCCTATAAGCAGGGATTTTGCAAGAAGATCCTTGCTTGGAGATCCTGGTTCCGGTTACCCTGCCAGCAAAAAATTTATCACCCGTATGAAAAGAAAAGGCACCACAAAAAATAAAAAGTTAAAAGCACAAATTGATGCTAAGTTTGGAGAGGGTGAGTATGAAAAAATTAAAAATGCGTTTGCGCGTAACTCTACCGATTTCGTTTTAAAACAACCTTTAGAAGATAGAGTTGAACCTGCAACTGTTGGTCAACCCTTCGCTGTTACTCGTGACTTTGACGAATACATGCCACGATTAATTATTCAGGAAATGGTAAAGCGCGGAGAGGTAGACGAACTTATCTTTCCAAATTTTGAGGATCTTATGAGGACAGGCGGTAGATCTAGTTTTAGTCGTGACCCAGCAAAACGTGCGGGTTTTAAAAACACTTACGACAAAGGTGTAAAAAAGGGGTTGAACAAAATCAAAGCCGAGAATCCTGACTTTAACTTTGAGGTTGTAGAAAACTATGAACTTACACCGGGAAAGGTTTTAGACCATCCCGTTATTAAAATTAATTTACGCGACCCGGCGGTAAGGGCAATCTTTGAAGGCAGGCTTATTCGCCGCGCAAAAGGCGGAGAAGTGGACTTGAGACCACGAAAGATGATACACTCAGGCATCGGTGCTATGGCAAAGGAAGTAATGTGATGTCTGGCGGCACATTTAAAGGAACATTTTAGTGGTTAGAAAAGCCCCAAAAATTATACGAAAAAAATACAAGGGTCCTCAGTTAAAAGACAGGGGCGGTAAACTAGGAGATGCTCCTGACGCTGATGCTTTGTTTTTGCAGTCAAGACGTTTAAAAAGCGGTGATACTACGCTTTATCTTGACCCAGATCTTGAACAAACTCTTCGCAGAAGAAAAAAAATTGAGAAAATGAAAAACGGTGGTGCTTTGCTTTTGGGGCGCGGCGGCACATTTAAAGGAACATTCTAATGGCATTACCCCCTAGATTAGTAGAAGCTGCAATGGGTGCAGGTGGCCCCGGCATGTCCGCAGAAGAACAAATGACCGAGGTCCAACTTCCACTAATGGATGACCTTCCTGAAGGCATCATGATTGCTGGAGATGAGGAAATGGTTGAGGTTGAGGCTGAAGTCTACGACCACAATGCAAACTTGGCTGAAGTGTTGGATGACTCCATCCTTGGATCTTTGTCCTCGGACCTTAGTGGCAAGATTGATGAAGACAAGTCTTCACGGGAAGATTGGGAAGAAGCTATTGCCAAGGGCTTGACACTGCTGGGTATCAACTATGAAGAGCGGAATGAACCGTTCATGGGTGCGTCTGGTGTGACACATCCGCTGTTGTCAGAAGCTGTGACACAGTTTCAGGCACAGGCATACAAAGAAATGCTACCGCCCGGTGGTCCTGTAAAGACACAGATAGTAGGTATGCAGTCTAAAGAAGTCGAAGATCAAGCCCAGCGGGTCAAGGACTTCATGAATTATCAGATTACAGAGGTGATGGAAGAGTATGATCTGGACACAGATCAGATGCTTTTCTATTTGCCGATTACAGGTTCGACGTTCAAGAAGGTATACTTCGACCCGATGAAGCAGAGAGCTATGTCGAAGTTTGTGCCTGCGGAAGATTTGATTGTGCCGTACAGCGCGACAGATTTACAGACTGCCGAGCGGTACACACATGTAGTTCGCATGAGCGAGAACGATATCCGAAAGCTACAAGTAGGAGGTATATATCGTGACGTATCACTCTCAACTACTGAAGATGAAGAGGCTGATTCAACAATACGGGGTAAATCTGATGATATCCAAGGTCTCCGTCCGGGTTACTCTGATGAAATGTTTACAGTCCATGAAATCCATGTCGATTTGGACCTTGAGGGATTTGAGGATATGGATGCGATGGGTGAGGCGACAGGTATCAAGCTGCCTTACATTGTCACAATGGACGAAGGCTCTGGGCAGATTTTGTCAGTTGTTCGCAACTGGCGGGAAACCGATCCTCTTCGGCGTAAGCGTCAGTACTTTGTTCATTATAAGTTTCTTCCTGGTTTTGGTTTTTATGGCTTTGGCCTACTT